GCAATTCGATACCAACATGTCTAGCTTTCTCAATACGTTTCTCAATTCTCCTATCATTAGCAATAGTCGTGACAAATTCTTTACCAATCTCTGTGCCACACGAATTGGTGAATTACCACCCTACCCATCCCCCCAACATGAGCAGCGTACGGCTAACCAATACCTTCAACGGATTGGAGACCGTGATATCGACATCATGAACCCCGGCGACTATTACTTCATGGACTCACTATTGCCAACCAATGTTGGTACAGACATTATCAGTAATGCAGCCGCCATTGCAGAGCGTATCACTGAAATGTTTAATGGTGGTCTTACCCAGTGGGGTCTACCGCATGGAGCCGAGCATTCACTTCATCGTATTGACATCGCTAGTCGAAATGCTATTCCAGAGTGGTCCAGGATGATTACACTCAAGAAGATGGTAGACGTTATCTCTACCCGATGGTCACGATCAGACACACGTGTCCGGCCCGGGTCCACACCGCTTTTTTCGTGGTACTCAGATTGTTCCACAATCCTCATTGTGCCTACGGAACATGAAACAGCGTGGCTGATTTCTTATGACCAGCTCTTGATGTTCAAGGACATGTATTACTCACGCTTCAACGCTCTCGTGGCTGCTTACCAGATCTACGGAACTAGGGAGTTACCAGATATATTCCGTAAGATCTTCCATTGGTTTACCAAGTGTCTAGTCCGTTATCAAAATGCTGGGTATGGTATAGGAAAACAAGTAGAGGCCCTCACAATTAGCTGGATTTCTGGGATGTCTGACAATCTCCTTGGGAAGGATTTCATGATCACTAGGATGACATCTGTGATTAGAGAGAAAGAAAAAGATCTGGGTGGGACTAGTCCATACTTGGCCGATGAGCTCACGTCCGTTCTGAGGAAGATAGATAGGCTCGATTATTGTGTGGAGGTATTTGGTACTCAAAAGATGTTTGGCCATCCCTTGGTTGATCCGACCATTGGGGGAGACAAAGTAAGGGAAGAGGCACGCAAGGTAGTCAATACCAGTCCCGTGGATGTTGCCAAGTTGCGGTCGCGATTCTGCTATATGTACACTGAAGGGTATATCAGGAAGAACGGAGAATGGCCCCCCCTTGTCTTCTCTGACGAAGGGCGACAGACTCAACTATA